AATGAACAAGTCATGCGAATGAACAAAGCATGGGAAATGACGGCAACACATTTTGGATTGTACATGCGAAACTCACGCGTAATAACGTATGAGGAAGCAAAAGCCAAGATGGATATGTCAACTTCGTCAGGATCACCATTTAACATCCGCTATTCAACAAAAGCAGAGTTATTTGAGAAAGATCCAGAGATTGACAATTGGTTGCAAGAAGATTGGGAAACAATGGCAAAGGATCCAGATTGGACCTGTTTGTTTACAAATTCTTTGAAGGAAGAAGTGAGAGCTTGGCAAAAGATGATGGAAAATTCAATCAGAACATTTTTGTCAGGTGGAGTAGATGCAGTGGCCCATGGAACAAGGTTATTCGTGGACCAAAACGAAAAGTTTTACGCGTCACACTTATCTTCAGCCTCGGCTGTAGGAATGAGCCCATTGAAAGGCAATTGGAACGAATTATATCGGAAACTAAATGTTTTTAAAGCTGGCTTTGCACTGGATGAGAGTCAATATGACTCATCTCTACGTCCTTACATGATGTGGGGTTGTGCACGCCTGCGCTGGAACATGCTACGTGAAGAAGACCAAACAGTGGAAAATTTTCACCGTGTCTTGGTTTATTATAGAAACTTGGTCCACACAGTGGTTATAGGACCCGATGGAGTGTTAGTTATGAAACAGACAGGAAATCCATCAGGCTCAGTTAACACAATTGTGGACAACACCCTAATTTTGTATACGTTAATGGTGTATGCTTGGTTAGGAGTTGTACCAAAGGAGATGCAAAATCTCTCAAGTTTCGAGTTCCACACAGCAAAGGCACTCGTGGGAGATGATAATACATGGACTGTATCAGATGATGCACTCCCATTTTTCAATGCTCGCAGTGTAATTGCAGAGTGGAAGGAAATAGGAGTGACAACGACAACAGATTCATTAGAACCACGTGTGGCAGCAGAGCTGGATTTTCTATCAGCTCATACTGTATTTGTCAAGGGATGTGCGGTGCCAATATACGAAAAACATAAGTTAATGACTTCATTGTTATATGCACCAGCTGCCCACTTAACACCAGCCATAACACTAGAACGCACAGCAGCGATGCTAGGTATTGGTTGGACAGATATCCCGTTTCGAAATTTTTGTAGAGACGTAATAGAGTGGTTACTAGCTCGTTACGATCGTATCATGAAAGATGATGCTCGTTGGATTTTGGCTAAAACCCAGATAAAAACAGACGTGTCATATGAACGATTGTTTTTAGGAGATTCCATTCTTCGTCCACAAAGTTTATCTGGAAGAACTGTAAAGTTGAGCCAGCCAGATAAAAACATGAATAATGTTTCGAAAAAGAACGGGACGAAACCCGGAAAGAAAACGAATAATAATAGAAGGAAGAAGGCACGAGCTTCCCGAAACCGTAAAGGTAAAGCTACTCGTCCAGCAAATTTTGGAAAAGTGAAGATTGTGACAATAGGGAAACCTAGGCAACGTATATTGCCAAATGGAAACCTTTTGGTCACACATAGAGAATTTATATCTAAAGTCTCAG